ACGTCGTTAAGGGAATTGGAATTCAACATCGCATTTTTAACTGCTTGGGCGATATTGTTGCTGTTGTCCAGAAACCATTGCGAATCGAAGTTCGATGAAGCAGACTGGGCCGTTCCAGGGCTTCCATTCGCTCCATCCGCCGTGGCGCTGGAAGAAATCTGCCCCGTGTTCACTGAGTAACTCGCCGCGCGGACGCTGGCACTATGTTCCTGGGAATCGGGCAAATGAAAGGCCGTCAACGCCGGCAGGCTGTTCTTGTTGCCTCCAAAAAGTCCCATGATTCCCGACACAATCGAGCCGATTCCGCCGAGACCAGATAATCCTCCACTGAACGCACTGGCGACTCCACTCCCCGAAGCGGCCTGTTTCAATAAATTTGCCCACTGGCCGCCTGTAGCACTGGACGTCAAAGCTGAACCGGGTGCATTACCAAACCTAATCCCGGTCAGCGATGAGCTCGCGGTTAGAGATGAACCCTTCAAGCCGCTTTGTGTTCCAGGGGCGAAGGCTCTGCTCGAGTTCGAAGTCGTCCCAGCCGTTGATCCTGTAACCAGGTTCGTGATCGCCAACAATTTCGAAACGCTTTGGCCATCTAGCTTGCTGGAGCCGGTTAAAAGCCGGGATAAGTTGTCATTACTTTTCGCCATCTTGACTTTCTTTCTGCCACGCTTGCTGCAAAAGGACCAGAGCGTCAGCTGTCTTCGCTTCAAGAGACTCAAAACTGAGTCCGCCTATTTGCCTCCATAGAGCAAACACTTCTAAATACTGCAAACTTTCCGTTGCGATGATCGACTTTGGGCAGCGGATTGAGGACACGTCTCCACGGGCCCACACAACTCGCTTGTCAACCGGGCCTTCCGTAGCAATCCAGGCACACTTCCTGGGTTTCACCAAGCCGCTTGACCGGCACTTCTCGCAATTCCACGCGGCTGGTGATGAGAACTGGAAATGGAATGCGATTAGGAGTTTTTTCGTTCGTCTTCGCTGAGGCTCATTTCACGTTGAATTGCCTCAGTAATTTCGTTGCAGAGTGCTTCCGGCCCTTTTTCAATCAGAAGCGAGACGGTTGGTATCTGGCCGTCGATAGTGAATCCCCTCATTTCGACAAAGCCCCACTCCAGATATAGGCGCTGCACATACAAATCCGCCAATGCCGCGCCCATCTGTTCTGGAGTTTCCCCCGCACGCAGAAACTCGTTCTGCAGCACTAAATCTCGTGTCTTTTTCACTAGCTCGATCCGCTGCCCGAGCGACGTCCTGCGCACCGCGTACTCAGCACCTTTTACAATGTTGCTGTTCTTCCAAACAACGCTTGAATAAGAACGGCTAACATTTGGTGGGCCGGCGACCTTGTGTCCTTGCTCTCTGCCCCTGTTAAGCAAAAGCAATAAATACTTCATCATCCGACGTTCCTTGTGCGCGGTTGTTTTTAAATTCCCACTGCAGCCTTGGCTGTGAGTCGTGGTAGCTCGGAATCTCCGGCACCACATTCGGCAGCATAATGCCCATTAGCTGTCCCTGCTGCTGTCCCAACTGCAGCATCGCCGAAACTGGGTTTCTCAACTTTGCCGCGGCGTACAAACTAGTCGTTTGGGCGTCGTCTTGTGCCATCAAGACAAAATGTGACATCACTTCGCGTTCGCCCGGGATTATTGAGGTCGGGTACGAGGATCCAAACTCGGCGTTTCGCAGCACAATGTTGTTCTTGATCTCGATGCTTGCTCCGGTAAGAGTAAAAACCTGAGTCGGAGTGCTTCCAAGCCAGACTTGGCCCAGATGTCCGGGGACAATCGAGTAGTCAAAGCCGGATTGGGCCGGCTCGGCAGGAAAGCTGCCGAGACCACCCGAGCCTGCCATAAAAGTGGTTGAATCTATCAGGTCTGCCGCCGGACCGCTGAAGGCAAACTCGTGAAAGTCACCGTTCACGGTAATAGTGCAGCTATTAACAGCCGCCCCGGAAACGATCCGGCTTATGGTGGCCGTGGGGTCCCAATAGTCATAGAGTGTGACACTCGGAAGTCCTGTCGAAACTCTATACGTCACCGCCGGCTTAAGCACGGAGCCAGCCGAAAGCACCACCGAAAAGGGCGCGTTTACCGCTGCTGTTTTGCTATCCAGTACTGCGGTTACGAACCGGATTTCGTCACCAAAGGCAACTCCTGAGCCGGCGGATAACGCATGGGGAGCAGTGGTTTGAAACTGCATCTGGTTCGCAGATGACAACACCGTCAGCGCGCCGCTAAGTTGTGGACTGGCCCCCAGTGCGCCCTGGAATAAAGGACCGTAGGAAGGCTCGCCAGTTCCGATCCATGAAGTTAGGTAGCTTTTAACTTCAAACGCAGTGTGCCGCCTAGCGTCTTTTGGCGTCCCCAGGAACGTCCTGGTGCCGGTCTTGTCCAGCCGTTTGCCCATTTCCAGCACCTGGTCCGCTTGCAACTTCACTGCGGGAAAGCGATTCGCGGAGGCCGGAAGCGCTGCTTGGCCATAAGTACCCTCGCGTACTACATAAAAACGGTTTGCATTTGACGCTATATAATTTCCCATGTCGACTCCTAACTACGACTCACGTCTATGCTGCAAACGACCTTTGCCGATTCAACATAGCCAAATCCGCCGGCCTTCGGGGGTTGGAGCTGAACATCGTACATACCGGAAAAGAACATTCCATTCCCCCAGTCGCCAATGTTTTGTCTCAATATCTCCGTCATACCTTCGACGTAGAAATGAATCCACTGGTCCGTATCACTGGCAAGATTTCCGCTCGCAAACACTTCGGAGGTGATTGTTACCGATCCGGAAAACGAACGGAACTTCTCGATTTGCGAGTTCTTCAACGCAGTGCTGTAGATGCAAATACGAGGATAAATGAGCTGTAGATTCATGTCCGCTATGTCGGCGCTTGCGGAACTTAGCACCACTTGAGAGCTAGTTATCGGTGGAACATCCACGCCGCATGAGCTTGCAAGATTGCTTACGGCCTGCTGCAAAGCGTTCGCGTTTGTTAGTAAGCCGCTTACTTTCTGCGCGGCTTGCAGTGTTAGTGGAATCATATCTACCCTCGCTGACTTCTTCTTGGGTCCACCACATAATAATCCGGCTGCTGCCCTCCAAGTGGCTCCGGTCCGCTAACAAGCCCCGATGTCGGAAGCTGCCACGTTGAACCGATCGCAAGCGCAGCAGTATTCTGCCGCGTCAGGTCAGTTCCGGTCGCACTTGCATAGATATTCCAGCCGACGGCTGTTTTGGGTGCGTTTATCCCTTCTGCCATTTGGATCGCGACATTATTTGCCCCTGCCAAAACCAGCCCATTTACCGGGCTCAGGGCTCCTTCATTTCCGATCCGATCCACCCAGGCCGTTTGTATGAACAGGGCCTGTGCGGGAAGAGTGCCGGTCTGAACGGAGGCCAGCGGCAATCCCGGTTGGGGTAGCGGGTTATAGACAATACCGATCCCGGCGTTGAGGACCATTTCGACAGCTTTATCCGCTGCGGTCTGGTATTCGGTCCACTTACCCTCAAACCTGGTATTTAGCTGAACGTAGTAGGCTTCCGAATAGAACCGGGCCAAAGAATCGAAACACAACCAGCGATGGAGCGTTGGCGTCACCACAACCGTTGAGAGGCCGAGCATACGGCGGCTTACCCACTGCGGATCGGACATCTCGGCCCTTAACAGCCAAAACAAGAGCTTGTCCGCCGTCGCAGCGATAGAAAGACTTATTTTGGTCTCTACATTAATCCCATGCGAGGATGCTATCTGCACCAAAGATGCTTCGAACTGAAGCAGGTCTTGTAGCGTAACGTTATCCGAGTCGGTAAACAGCGCCATATCATTTACTTTCCGGTCGAAGAAGGACCGCTGCTCTTTTTAGCCGCCCACTGCTGGTGCAGCTCCGACTCCGTCACAATAGCCACCTGCAGCCGTTTTGAAAGCTGCTCTTTTTCCGCCGCCTTCTGGGCAGAAATCTGTTGTTCCCGATACCTGCTCTTCTCATCCTCGTTGGCAAGCACCGCCCGGCCCTCCACGATCATCTTGGCCGCCACGTGTCTGTGAACTTCAGTGATCAGCCCGGCTTTTCCGCCGTCCTCGGTCTCTAAGCTCATGACAAGCGGATAGTTCTCATAAATACTGGCCTCGGTCTCACGAAGCTTTCGAAAATATTGTCTGACGTCCATTTATCTTCTCCCCAACAAATAAGGGAGCCGATTTCTCGGCCCCCTGTACTAACTCTGACTACCGCTGGCTAGCTGTTTACTTGGACCGCGAAGTTGTTACGCAGAACTCCGCAGCCATACAGGACATCTACCGTGAACTGCTGGGATAGCGTATTCGGCTGGTAGCTCATCACCACGCGAATACCGAAGTTGCCCATTTCCGCGTACTCGGCAACCGCGCCGGTTCCCGGAAGGGGTTGGGGCAGTCGGCGGACGACCAGGCCAATTCCGTCCCGAGTGAAGGCGAGATTATGCACATTCGGAGTGCCGCCGCCCGTGGTGGGTACAAACTGCGAACGGAAGATAAAGAAGTCTTTCATCTTTCCGACATTGCCTTCCACCAGAGCCCGCAGGCCCGCTTCACCGGCAGAATAGTATTCGCTGAAACGCGGAATCTGACGGATCTGCGAATAGGTGCTGGAATTCACTACCAGGTATTTCGGCGCGCTAGCAGGGACCATCGCCGAAAACAATGCGGTCTCCGCCGCGTCGATCGTTGCCTCGGTCACCGGCGTATTGGCCGTGCCCACCGGTGTGTTAGCTGTAAATTGGCTGTAAAGGCCGAGGAGATCGCTCTCGACGCGTTCCGCAATGGCGATTACCGCAGGCTGCATGTAGGCCTTCAACAGCTCTGGAAACGCCAGCGCCTTCGTGACATCCGGAATCTGGAACGTCGCTTCAGCATGCGTATTCAATACGATCTGCGCATTCCCCAGACTCGGGTTCTGAGGGGTGACCGTTCCGCCCTCAGCAATGTTATTTGCTACAAGTGTCGGCGGGATCGGTACGTTTACCGTGTCGCCGGCATGCGCCAAGATTGGCTCGTAATCACGATTAACAAGATTACCCATGACGAAATTCCCCATCAGAGCGGGAAGCGCGTCAGCAGCAACCAACTTAACAATCGCGTTCGCCAGATTGGCGGAAGTAATATTGGACATAATTCTCCTGAATTTAGATACTTCTATTTCTATTGCTCACCATGCTCTTGCTTACAGTCGAATCGTAAAAAGAGATGGCTCCAGGACGCTCACTGGACTAGCGCGAACGTCCCGCCTTGGATCGTCTAGGCTCCTCGAAGCGCCTGCGAAGTCAATCGCGATATCTCCTGGCGCACTCGCTCCAGATCCTCTTTGTTCATTCCTGGTCTAATCTTGTCGATGTCAATATTTGACGATACGTCCGGTGTCGCCTGCCGGGTTACCGGCTTTATGCCGCTGCCACCAGCAATTCGTGCCGGAAGTAACTCGGGATTCTCCTGTACGAACCCGGCGAGATAGTCCTGCAGAGACTTAGCTTCTGGTCCTCTGGCCTGTAGTTGTCCGTTGTCGCCGCGCACAATGTCATCCTTTACTGCCCGAAACGCAAGGTCGACTTTGCCAATGCCCAGCCGCTGCAACTCGCTCCGAATCTGCGAATTTCTGTCGGATTCCTCAGCCGCTGCCCGTGCGCGCCTATTCTCTTCCACCAATTGGTTCAAACGGCTTTCCAGGCTTTCGCGTCTCTTTCGCTCGTCGTCAAGTTCGGCTTTGTAGGCCGGTTCGGCCTTTTGCTGTTCGGCTCGAACAAACTCCTCGATTGCCTGCCGCACAACATGTTTGACGTCAACTGCTGGCGTCGACTGGTCATTATTGATTAGGTTTTCCTCTGACATACAATTCCTTCCCGCTTAACTCATCAACTGCTCGTCTATTTCACGAGCAATTTGGTCCTTTGTCTCTTGCCGGACATCGCTCAGGTACTTGAAGGCAAGTTTCTGGAATACTTGCCGTTTCAGTGTCGGCGAATTGATTCCGAGTCCAAAGAGGTTCGCCGCGTCCTGCAATTCAGCTCCAAAATCTCCGATGTTCAACTCGTCAAGGCCGGACACTGAGATATGGAGGCCGTCTTCACGAGCGTTGCTGACTGCAGTAAGCACCCGCCGCATCGTGTCCTTCACTGTGTCGCCGTAGCCTCGCAGCACGTCCGTCGTGATCGCGAAGTCAAGTTGCTTACTGGCGGCCGACTGGGCGTGCCCGCCAACCATTTCTCCGGACGCTTGAGACAGATAACAAACCCGGTAAATTTCTTCTTTTAAGCTCTCTAAGTTAGTAGCTGCAATCTGATACACATTCCCTTGCGGCTCGGTCCAACCGAAGCGGTCTTGCGGCCCAAGTTGTATGTAATAGCTTTCTCCAACTATTTGGTTCCACTCGCGGTCCGAGTAAATCACCGGCATGGCGAATAGGCCCATGGTAATCGCCCATCCAAGAGCATTCGATTTGTTGAAATGCTCAAGCTGGAGGTGCGCTGCTTTGTTCATCAGCCACAGCCCTTCGCTTACTTGCATCGTGATCAATGGAACACGCTGCTGACCGACTAACGCATGCGGACCTTCGGCGATAAGGTTTATGCTTGCCGGCTGGTTTTCGATTTCTACTCGGCGGTAAGTACGGTATTGCTCCTTATCAAAGTAGTACCAGTAGGTTTCACGGCTGACCTTTGCGGAATTCACATCCGCCTGACGCTCAACCGATTGCCTCAGCACGACCCATTCATACTCGCCCCGTTCGTCCAGGCTCCAGTTGATAAGATCTTCGGCAGAATAACGAACTAGATATGCTCGCGAAGCCCCGATCGCGTCCTCTTCGGCTCGATTGCCAGGCCTCTGCGCCACTCGTGGAAAATCGATTAGAATGTGACTCTTGCCGCACACAAGTGCATCGGTAAAACAGCGCTTGAAGAAGCTCGAAAGATTTGTTCCCCGGCAATCGCAATCGTCCGCCATTTCCGCAAAGAATCTTTGGCTTGCCTCATTTCCGTCATCGAACCGTAAGCTAGGTTCGCGCCTGAATAGCGTTGCCGCGTACCAGTCCACAATCGAGCCGATGTAGTTTTCGTAAAAAACGCGACATAAGCGTTCGCCATAAACGTCCAGAGGTTCTTTCTGCCGCTTCAGCAAATACTCTGCCGCCCGCATTTTGAACTGGTGCCCGCCGACATATAGATCGCGGTATGTCCGCCACATTAGTCTGTGGTGCTTGTATTCAGGATGTTCCCGGTCGATTTCGTTCATTTTTGTCTCGCTCCGCCGCCTAAAATAGCGGCCTGTTGATCTCGCCTGTCTTCACCTTTTCGCCGTACAGTTCCCAAATCACGTATCCAAGCGCGTCGGAAGCGTGTGTCCTCCTTGGATCGCGTACTTTGTCCACCACTCCCGAGTCCGGTTTAAACATGACTTCTTGAAAATCTTTGACCAGCTCTTTGCACTTGGGATCTATCTCCAACCGAACCTCGCCTCGTGCGCTTGTCAGCAGCGCATTCACCCGCTTCACTCGATCCAGCACTGGCGGATTCTTACTTGGGACT